CTTCTTTTAGTTCTGCAAACTGATTATCATACAAGAAATCATATTGAATATGATCTTGCATTGTCTCCCAATCTTCTGGACTTACAACGTTCTTGAGAATCAATTGCGTTCTCAACATATCATTAAACATTTGGGCAAATCTTTTCCTCAAACGACCAACAAACTTGGCAAATTTGAGTTCATCTCTTAAAATCTCAGAAGAACGTCCAAGATTGAAACCGCCATCGGAAGCGATTCTCGATTCTGGAACTCCAAGTGCTCTGTAAAGTTTCTTCTGGAAATATTCAACGTCAGTGAGTTCTCCAAGATTCTGACCACCAGGGAGTGTGGTGATTTCTGTGCCACGACCACCTTCTCTTCTTGGAAGCCAAAAATCTTCCAACATACTCATAAACTTACGGTCGTCACGAACTTCTCCAGTGGAAGCGTCATAAACAAGTTTGTTTCTGTAGCGAGACATAACCTCTTTTAGGTATTGTTCCGCCTTTACTTTTGGTAGATTACCAACATCAATATAAAAGATTCTTCTTTCTGGTGCTCTTGATAATCTGTAAATAACCAAAGAGTCCTCAATCATTCTAAGTTGATTGAGTGCCTTGATTGCTTTATGGAGATAAGATAAAACGGTGTTTTTATTTCTATCAACTAAACCAGAGGTGCAATAAACAATAGAATCTTTTGCAATCTTGACTGATTTTCCGCCACCAGCACCAGAAATCATTCCAGTTGGATAGTTAGGTGTTGGAGTATAGAGAAAATATTCTTCAAACTCTGGAGATTGTGGTAAAGAGTTTTCAGTATTTTTAACGTTTACTCTTGCATATGGATCTTTATTCTTCTTCTCTTGGCGAATATACCTCATTTTCATAGGATCAATATATCTCAGATCCTGAATACCTGCCTGAGGATTCTTTAAGTCAATGACTTTTAAGTAATAGATTCTTCCGTCAATATACCAGTTTCTGAAAATCTCATGGCACTTTCTATCAAAGTCCATGATTTCTTTTAAATATCTAAACTCTTCCCTAATCTTTTTCTTTAAACCTTCACTTGCATTGAGATTAGAAAGTTCAATCTCAACAGGTGAATCATAAAGATCACTAACGATTGCTTCATTTACGACATCTTCAATAGCACCATCACATTCTGGATGAAGTGCCATTTCACGATATCTTTTGATTAGATCGTGCTCTGTACGATAAACTCCTTCAATATCAATATATTGTCCGTAAAATCCACTAGCAATATAATTATCAACCCCGTCCTCATTGGTTTGAGGAACGGGGGATACTACCGAAGGAGGTTTGTTTTTGTTGGCGTCAATAGAAAAACCAAAAAGTTTTGCCATAGTATAATCTGTTTAACTTTTATTCTACTATTTAGTTGATGTCTTCACCACCAGCATTAGTGCCAGTTCCTTTGATTGCTTCCCACCACTGAACTTGAAGTTCAACAGTAAACTCTTCAATCGCACCACTTGTTTCGTAGGAAAGTTCAATAGGTGCAACTTGAGTTGGGAATACATCATAGAAGCGATAAGATCTTAGAGTAGATCCGTCACGATCAAGTTGATAAACATATGCATCTGACTGATAATCTGCTGGATTAGTTAAACCAGTGTTATCGGAAACTCTGTTAATCGTATTCATCCACTTTTCAAAAGCGGAACGAATAGCAAAGTCGGTATCGTTGATAACGGTAACCGTCCAGGAGTCAAAGGTTCTGTCTCCAGCAACCTTCAAGACTCTTCCTCTGAAGGGAACTTCAATTTGGGCAACGTTAGATGCTGGTAAGTTTGCACCTTTTACCAAGAATCTTGATTTATCAAGAACATCGGTACTTGGAGCAGCGGCATCTGGGAATGTAAGAACAACCTCAAACAGGTTGGCACGAGCACCGCCACCAGTTAACTTACTCTTGAAGTCGGTAATCTTTCTTAGTGGGGGTGGATTAATCTGATTTCTAGCTGGCATGATTCTTAACCTCTAGTAAATTAAACGGAACCGATTACTTCTTCAAAAGCAACACCAGTTCTGGTGGCAATGAAGGTAAGACCAATAAAGTTGATTGATCTTGCTGGTTTAATGTAAATATCAGCAACGAATTCATTAGCATCAATAACCGCTGCTGTGTTATTTGTCTCATCACAAATAACAACATAATCAAAGATACCTCTCTTAGATTGAACATCACGGAGGAATGGTTCAACAATATTTACGAAGTTAGTTCTTGTAATCTCATCGTTGAACTCAAAGAGAATATCTTTTGCCGCAGCAGAAATAGCATCTTCAAGGTAGATAAAGAGTCTACGAACATTGATTCTATCAAATGCCGATGCTTTTCCAAATCCAGTTTTGTCTCCAAAGAGAATGATTCCTGCACCAGGCGAGAAGATAACTGGGTTGATTCTGTTGGAATACAGAATGTCTCTTTGTGCTTTACCTGGATTGTATGCAAGTTTAACCGCATTCAGGATTGCTCCTCTTGCAGTACCTGCAGGTGAGAACCAAGGGAACTGTTGAATATCAGTTCTGGCACAAGTTCCAGCAACGTCACCATTTAATGGGACATAACGGAAAGTATCATTAAATCTGTCGTACATGTACTTATAACCACTATCAAAGATTCCATAAGTCGTTGAAGTGATTGGTGCATAGAAACTTACGACATTATTCGTGATTGTGTCTATGCTGTTTACCGTAACCGTTCCGACAGAAGAATCATTTAAGAATGCCTGTCTGTATGGCGAAACGAATGCAACTGCATCCTTTCTTGCTTCTGCTACAGCAATACACTTGTTAGCAAGTGCCTGCGCCTGCTCCTTAGGATAATTTGCGGATCCCATCAGAATAAAATCAACTTCATACTCTTCAGTATTTTCAAATAGAGTATATCCGCTGATGATGTCATCTAGTCCAGAATAAAGTGCTCCAGATGAAGTTAAATCAGTGCCATCATCATAGTTCTTTCCACCAGCAAGAGTGTAGGTATTTGATCCTGCACCAGCAAAGATTACGTTTGCGGCATCTTGATCCCAACCTGTATCGGAGTTGAGTTCAAACTGGGCAGCACCATTTGCACTAAATCCAGTGGTAACAACTCCAACTGGTTGTGAACCACCAAATAGATATCTTGAGTTGGTCTCAAGATATTTTCTCCAGTATGAAGGAGATCCTACAGAGTACTCAGCATCTTTTGCTTTTGAAAGCGATAGATGCTTCTCTAGGATTGTTCCAGCATTTCCAGTGATCTCACCCTTATCATCAATCACAATAACGTGAACTTCATCAAATCTTCCACCTCTTCCTGCAGCATATGAGGAAGTAGATGGTCTGTTTGCGATTTGATCCCATTCAATGGAACCAACACTTAAAGTGATTGACTGCTCTTCAAACCAATCAAGCTCTCCAGTGTATGCTCTTGACGCAAATGAAGTTGAGAATCCAGTTGTGTGGATAGCAACGTTACCAGTGTTTGGAAGTGCATAAACACCATTTTGTTGATAGTCAACTGCAGTTTCAGTTCCTGCTGCCGAAACGACACTTACAAGTTTGGTTGAGATTTTACCAACACCGATCTCAGTAACTACGCCTTTGTAGTAACCGCCGAGAAGTGAAGTTGAACCTACACCAGGAAGAGTTGTTCCTGCTGGAACTGCTGCAGTGAATCCATATCCAACTTGAATGCTGGTGGTTGTAATTCCAGTTAAGATTTGATCTGCTTTACCATCAATAACAGCAACCTTAATACCATTCGCCCAAGATCCTGGGTTTCTTGCGGCAAAAGTTACATTGGTAATAGTGTTCTCATCATATCCAAGTTGGACATAATGATCTTCACTCTTGATTTTAACACTAGAAGCAGCACCAACAAAAGCGTTGGTTAAGCTCGTATCGTTTGCTCTTGCAACTCTAAGAGTTCCACCATACGCTAAGTATGATGAAGCAACCATCCAATGCTCGTAATGCTTATCTGTTGAATATGGTTTTCCAAAAGTTTGATAGAGATCGTCTTCATTCTCTATTAACTGTGGAAGATCTACAGGTCCTTTTGCGAAAGGGGCTACAATTGCACCAACTGATCCAGAAACTGGATCAACTCTACCAATAGTTAAATCAACCTCTCTTACTAC